TATTTCTTGAGCCATCGTTCGAACTGCGGCCACACCGGATCGTTCTCGTCGTTCGGGTCGTAGAGCTTCGACATGGCTGCGTCGGTGTAGAAGCTCGGGCCGCAGTATTCGTGGAAGAGCACCCACACATAGCGGTTGCCAACCTTCAGCCGACCCCACGGGTCGACGCAGACGATGGCGTTGCTGCCCATGCGGATGCATGTCATTCGCCAGCTCCTTTCACGCCACGGGTGCGCGGCCACGGGCGGGACGGATGCATTTCGCCCGCAGGCACTAGGTCGAGCCGGTCGAGCGCATGCATGTCGTCCCAGGCGGCATCGCGCCAGTGCAGGCGCTGCTCGCCTTCGCTGCGCATCAAGTTGCGCCATTCGCGCGGATCTCGGCCGGGCATCGGCGGGCACGCGCTGTAGATCGTGGTCAGCACCTCGACCTGGAGCACCAGGCGCCCGCGCCATCCAGGGCGCACGCGTGCGCGGCCCGTGAGTTCCAGATCGGAGCGCTTCGGAATGGCGACCATCACGCGCCCCCTTTCACGCCAGAGAGGTGTGCGCGGCGGGCGCGCTCCTGCCATGCAGCGTGGGCGGCGTTGCGCGTGATCATGTTGTGCTCTGGGCAGGCTTGCTTCGCCTCCCACCACTCGCCGAAGGCTTGGGCTTCCTCGCCCAGCCGGTGCTGCTCAACCTCGCGCAGGACCATCCTGGCGAACGTGCGGTGATCGTTGGGCGAGAAGCTGCCCATGCGGTGCCAGAGGGTGTCGATTTCCTTGTCGGTCAGGTCAGCCACGATCCACCTCCTGCACGCCACAGGCGCGTGGGTCCAGTTGATTCCTGCGGATGCCGGTCGGCTTGCACCCCGTACTCGGCGCGTTGCAGTCGCACACCCATTCGGACGGGACGATCTGTCTCGCACGGCACGCCGTCACGCCAATAGCGGCTCCCTTCGCTGCTGCCATGGCGGCGTCCCTTTCCAAAACAAGAAGTCCACCCTTGGTCATGCCGCACCTCCGCCAGCCAGCGGCGAGAAAGCAATATCCAGGGTTCGCTGAGGCGACCTTTTGGCGATTGACGTAGGTGTAATGCCTGCGATCAGTCCAGACCGCATCAGCGATTGCATCCGCTTGGCGAATGAGGGCTGACGATAGGTGCTGGCTCTCGTTTCGGAAGACGGCGCAGTTGATTCCTTCCTGTCGGTCTCCTGTGCGAGCGTCGATGCAGTCGTCAACGAATCGGCGCCAGACGAAAAGGGCTTGGCCACCAATGTGGAGCACAAGTTTTTCGCCAGGACCGGAAAAGCGCTTGTCTCGCTCCCTTCGGCCATCGAGATAGTTGTTGGCGCTGTAGTGCCGGACATAGAGTTCATGGCAGTCGAGGTTTCCATCTTTCGTTACCCACCAGAGTGGCGTCACTCCGCATCCCTCTGCTCTTGCTCCCCCGCAGGAGCGGCAGCGGGTAGGCCCACGGCCGCAGGGGAAACGCCCGGGAACTGGACCGCGCCGGGCAGGGGGACCGCAGGAGCGGCAGCGGGGATCGCGATCGAGGTCGGAACAATCTTGGACCCGCCACCTTCCAGCGGAACCACCTCAAACCCGTGAAAAACGGTGGGCGCAGGAGCGGCAGCAGGAGCGCGAAGCAAGGCGGCAAGGCGAACCAGCGCATCAACCGCAGGACGCCAGTTCGGACCACCCGGCAGCAACACATTGGCCTGATGGGCGAGGCTCAAAACTTCACCCTCCGTCAGCGGAGCTACACCGACTGAAGGGGTGGCGAGCTTGACTGCAAGCAATTCGACTTCCTCGAAAGCGCCGCTGGTGGGCTCGGCGCAGATCAACTTCTGGAGGTCTGCGCGCACATCGAGCCACTTCTCAGCCAGCTTGTCCAACGCTTCGATCTGCTCCGCAAGCCTGTCGATTTCAGCATCTGCTCGGATGGCCCATTCGTTGAGCCGAGCAACATCCACCTCGTCGTAGTTCGACATATTCAGCTCGGGCACAACTTCGATCTGTCGCGCCACCGGCTCCGGGGATGCCGCAAGTGCGGCGCGGGTGTTCCATGCGCTGCGAATCTCGTCATGCTTTTCACTGGCGCGGGTCCCGGCATCGCAGCCATCGCATGTGATTTGCAGGTATTCCACCGTAGCGTGGCTGTAGACGCTTTCGTCCATCCATCGCCGCTCACTCGGAATCTCGCCGCAAAACGGGCAGGGCAGGAGCGATTTGTTCTGTGCGTCGTTCATGTCATCGGCTCCAAAAGAGGTTCGGGAAGATCAGCGCAATGAGGGCCACGCCAAGCAGTTCAAGCGAGAGCATCGCGGCAGCTCCGACAAGCATCCAAAGAATCGGCGTCATGTCAGCCCTTCACATCGGTAGCGGTGGAGGGAGCTGCGGGCAGCGGCATCCAGTGTGTTGGGATCGTCCATTCGATCGACGAGTCTTCAGCGCAGACCCAGTAGCCCTCATAGAACTTCGTGAGGCCGTAGTGCGCGCCGATGACCTTTTCTCCGTTCATGGGCGTCCAGAAGGCAAGAATGCACGTCCCATCCTTCGGCGCCGTTTCAATCGGATGCCAAACCTTGGCACTGCGCCCAGCGAGCCACCGTCGCACTTCCCGGATGACGATGCTCATCGTGTGTTGTTCGACCTTCAGGCCGGTCGCAACCTCTGCCTGTCGAATGCACTCGTCCCAGTCCGGTTCGTCGGCAGGCCGCAGGTTCTGGACCATCACGAGTTCGTAGCCTTCCGGTGCAGGAGCAGCAGCAGGAGCGCGGGACTCCCCCATCATGGGGTGGCTCGCGCCATTAGTGGGGGAGCTGGAATCCAAAGTAGGGGTGCTTGGCGCAGCGGCAGCAGGAGAGCGAAGCTCTTTCTCGATGGCGCGGGCGAAGGCGGTCTTGTCGGCGTCAGTGAGCGGGAGCGTTGCTGTCGGCTCGCCAACGTGGGAATCCCACAGATGAATAATCCGCTCATCCGTCAGCGACGCACCGCCTGGAGGGGTGGCGTAGAGGGCGCGGACTTCGGTGTCGGGCTTGCTCGCCACAAAGTCGGCTTCGTCCTTGTTGCAGGTCCACCATGGTCCCCAGCCCGGATCACCGTAGCGGTGATACGTTCGGTACTGCCAGGTGACCGGCTCCGGGGATGCCGCCAGTGCTGCGCCCTCAGGTTCGTAGGTCGCAGCGAAGATGTCAGGCTTGCATGGGTAGTGCTCTCCTTTGATGCCGGTAATGATCCAGTCGCCAATCGAAACCTCCATGCAGCCTTCCAGTGTGTCGATGTAGGCGTCGGCGCTCCACACCTTGCGCGTGGTCGGGTGCAGTGTGCTGCGCGGGATGTAAACGCCATCGGGCAGCGTACCGTCGTCGAACAGGCACGCATCGCGTACCGCCTCCGTGTACTGGACGGCCTGAACCACGACAGGCTTTTTGCGATAGTTGTTCTGTGCGTCGTTCATGTTGGATCAGCCCTTCACATCGGTAGCGGTGGTGGACAGGGCGGCGCGGTCCAAGCGTTCGATTTCAGCGAGGATCAGCGCACCGGCGCGCACGAGGTCGTTGCGCCTGTCCTTGGGTTTCCACCAACTCCAATTCCACGGCCACAGCACATGCGGGCCAATCGTGTGCTTGCCAAGCGCGTAGCACGCAGCAGCGTGCGCCAGCCTGCCGCCAGGGTGAAATTCGTCATCGTATTCCGGCGTCCAGCCTTCTTGTTCAATCTGCCGGCGCCGCTCTGCCAGCACATCCCGCGCTGCTTGGCTCACTGCTGGTATCGCAGCCCCTTCAAGGGATGTGGCTGCGGGCACAAGATCACGCCAGCGGATCGGCTTGTCCTCTAGCAAGGCGTTCAGGCCACCGGTGGCGGGATCGAACACGAGCCACGGATATTCCTCGTCGGCGACATCGCATCCACGAGCACCGCCTTCGCCAGCCCAGCACCCGGCAGCTACATCCTTGCCGGTGTCGATCAGAATCTGCGTCCCATCCTTCGGGGCCGTTTCGATCGGCTGCCAGCCCTCCGGTACCGCCACCGCCCCTTGTACGGCTGCATCCTGAGATGCGCTCCACGCTTCCACGATTTCGCGCACCATGCACGTCGAGTTGTCGCCCGTGCTGTCGATCAGGAAATTGCGAATCACCTCATCGACGTTCGGCAGATCGCGGATGCGCTCGTAGTCATCCCATGTCGCCTCTCGGGCTGCTGCATCTTGTTTTTTCATGTCGTGGTTCGCTTTGATCAGCGCATCGGGGAGGGTGGGGGTTGGGTTGGCCATTACGCTTGCTCCGGGATTTCGTCATGCGTGCGGCCATCGAGCAGGCGGCCGGCGGATTTCTTGCCGACCTTGACCATGTGGGCTGTCGTTGGACCGTGGCGGTCGATGGTCCAGTCCGTGCTGTCCATCCCATCCTGCTCGACGAATCGGTCGGCTCGGGCGGCGTCAACGTTGTTCAGCGTGGCCTCGGTCCACTCACCGTGCTGCTTGAACAGGAAGGGAACGCCAGCAGCTGCGCACTGATCGCGCAGCGATCGAGCCCAGTCCGGGTGCATCGGCCGCGCGTGCGGCCCGCTCTCACCACCGACGATCACCCAGTCGATTTCCTCCAGCGCATTCGTACCATCCGCAGGGTTGCTGGGATTGGCGAACAGGCCTTCGAAGCTCACCGGCCTCAGCAGCGGCTCTATCGACAGGAACCGCATGCGCGCAGGCGTGGCCAGCAGCTTCGGGATGTCGCGATCGGCTTCGGCCTGGTTGACGATGGTGGCGCTGAGCCAGACATTGGGGTACATGCGCTCAAAGTCGAACGGCACGGGCAGCATGTTCCCGACGTTTCCGATGCGCTTCGTCAGCAGCAGCCAGTCCAGATTCGGCGTGGCCGCGATCAGCTCGAACAGATCTTCGCGCCACTGCGGATCTACTGCATTGTCGAAAACGTCGGCCAGAGAGGCGCAGAACACCCGCCGGCGCGCCGGTTTGAGCGCTCCGCCGCAATGGCACTGGCGCTCGTCGACTGCATCCAGATCGTCGAGCGTTCCGCGACTGCCGCATCCAAGGCACTCGTAGAACGGTTCGGCATTCCACCGCTGCGGCTCGCGCCAGTTGTTAGGGCTGGTGCGCTTGCGCGGCTGGCCAGGCCCCCAGTTCACCGTATGCAGGCGCTTGTCGAGTCGCGCCTCGGCGTAGCAGTGATCGCAGCCCGGACTTACCTTGGTGCATCCCATCCAGGGATTGAAGGTGGCATCGCACCACTCGATCGAGGTGTTTTCAGCCATTACGCTGCCTCCTGTTCGAGTGCGTCAAAGAGCGTAGGCATGGTGAATTCGCGCTCAGCGGCGCGTAGGTAGTGCACCTGGTCGGCGAAGTACGCGGCGCTCAACTCCGAGCCACCAGCCGTGCGCCCCTTCTTGATCGCGCGCACGCCCACTGTTCCCAGCCCGTGGAACGGGTCATAGACCTTCTCACCGGGGTTGCTGTACCGATCGATCAGGCGATCCACAATGTCGATCTGCAGCGGACACACATGATGCTCGACGGCCCGGCGCGACTGCTCGCTATTCAGCGTGTGCATCCGGTTCACGTCGTGCCACACGTCGGGGTGGTGACTGCCCGGCGCCAGGCTCATGAAGGTGGACGGAAGCGCGTTGCGCGCCTGCAGCTGCTCGCCGATCGCGACGTGTTGCTCGTAGTCGTATACCCGGCGCAAGCTGTCCTCGGTGAAGAACTTGGCCAGCTTGGCCGGTCCCATGGCGGCCAGTTCTTCGGCGCCCAGCAGGCGATTTCCACCCGAGCGCCAGAAGGCGTGCGCATCGACCTGCCAGCGCGACAGGCTGTAGCCCTCGACAGTCTTGCGCACCGGCTCGTCGGCGTAGCCACGGCTGCGGTCGGACTGGGGCTTGTGGAACAGCAGGATGTACTCGGGGCTGCCCACGCCCATCTTCGTGCCGTCCTTTCGCATCTCGGTGTAGCCGAGGCGATAGGTCTGGTTGTTCTCCCGCACCACGTCGGTGATGACGGTGATCATCCCCATGTAGTCGAAGCCGTGCTTCCTGGCGTGGAAGATAGCCTCGGCATGGAACGGGCTCACGGTGGGAACGCCGGCACCGGTGACGTTGCCGAAGTTGATCCGGTCCTTGACGTGGCAGCAGTACATCCGCCCGGGCTTCAGGATCCGTAGCAGCTGCGGCGTCAGGAAGTCCATCTGGCGCCAGAAGTGGTCGTTGCCCTCGGTGTGGCCGAAGTCGTTGTAGCTCGGCGTGTATTCGTAGTGGTTGGCGAACGGAATGCTGGTGACGATCAGGTCCACCGAGTTCGCCGTCTGCTGCATGGATTCCAGCACGCAGTCGTTGTGCGCCACCTCGAAGCGCTCGCCGCGCACCACCTTGCGCTCGATCCCGATGGTCCTGGCCAGCGTGTCCTGCATAGACAACTGATCCAGTCCGTACTCGCGCACCAGGGCCGCCATGCGCTCCTGCTGGGCGTTGTGACGCGCCCACTTCGCCTTCAGGTTGGCGACACGTTCGCGCTCCGCCTCGGTGTGAATGATGTCGATGCGCACCCGCTCGGTCTGGCCAAAACGGGCGGTCCGGTGAATGGCCTGGATGAAGTCGTTGAACTTGTCGGTGATGCCGGTGAAGATTTCGCGGTGGCAGTGGCGCTGCCAGTTGGTACCGCTGCCGGCCAAGATCGGCTTGGTGCTGATGATCTGGGAACGGCCGTACTTGAAGTCGGCCATGCGAGCCTCGCGCTCTTCCAGGTCCTGGGCGCCCCAGACGCTGACGGCGTGGGGAATCGCCGCTTGGATGGCGTGACGTTCGTCCTCCAGGTCGTGCCAGAGAATGAAGTGGTCAGCAGGATCCGCGCTGACGATCTCCTGCGCCTTCGCCACGCGCGCCGCCAGGCTGTCGCGCTTCTCGCGCGCGGCGGCCGGAAGGCTCATGGCGGTGTCCTGAATCAGCAGGCCCTGCCCCTGCTTGTCGGCGCCGGCCATGGCGTAGTCGCTTTCGATCTCGTGCCAGCGGACATCGAGCTCCGGAAGGATGTAGCCCTCGTCGCTGTGGCCTAAGTCGCTCGGCTTGGTGATGATCACGGCCCAGCTCGCCACCCACATCCAGAATTCAGCTTCCTTGTGCGGGTACAGCGTCAGGTTGCCGGCCTTCTCGCTGTCGCGCTGGAAGAATCGCGTCAGCGCCTGCCCGGTGTCCATCACCCCCAGGAAGCCGGCGTAATGAATCAGCTCCTTGTACCGGTTCGGATCCGGGGTGGCGGTGTAGACCGACTTGAACTCCACCGGCGCGAACGCCGGCATGAACTCCTGGAATGTCTTGCTGCCGTAGCTGCGAAGCACACTGGCCTCGTCCAGGCCTGCGGCGCGAAAGCGGCTGGGCGTGACATTTCCCTCGCGCACCGCTTCGTAGTTCGTCATGTAGATGGTGGCCGGATCATCGATTTCGCTGTCGCGGCGGATGAAGCGCAGGTCGATAGCGCAGTCGCCAATGAAGCGCTCGGCAGCCTCGTCGTGGAACTCCTGGCGCACCCCCAGCGGCATCACGGCGAGCCGGTAGGCGTCCGGATGGCGCAAACCGATCTGCCGGTGGAACTCCAGGTGGGTCGCGGTCTTGTGCAGTCCGAAGCTGGCGAAGCAGGCCCGGTTTCCGCCCTTGATCATCCAGCGCGCGATGTCGCGCGTATGCGGCTTCAGTGCCGGGTTGATCTGCTCGATCGGAACGTCGAACCCGTCGAAGCGCGCGAGCTTGATCTTCTCGCGCAGGAAGTCGATGTAGGCTGAATCTCCCACGTCAGGCCCCCTGCACCGAAATTGCGATCG